TATGTACGACCGGATTTATTTAAGTCATTTTGGAAATTTGTTGATAAGTATTGTTTTATCGATACTCACGGTAGATATGGATGGGTAATTGGTGATATCCGCATAGCTGGAGTATTATATGAGGATACACAGAATATTATACTTAGGCGATGTAAGGATGAAGTTTTAGATTTACCTACTAAAACACGTCATGCTGTATTAACAACGCTAACTGATAAGGAACGTATAACATACTTTAATTTAGTAGAAAATAAAATTACTAAATGGGAACAAGATATTATATTTGCATGGAGTGATGCGTCAGCCCGTAGTATAGCTAGACATTTAATTAGTGGTGGGCGTGGTATGACTTCTAAAGTACAGGCGGCACGAGAACTTATTGATTCCTTAGTTGAACAAGGTCATCAAGTAGTAGTATTTTCTGCGTTTTTCAAAACCTTATGTACATTATTTCAAACAGATACTAAATGGGTGGAACATTTATTAGAAGCAGGAGCACCAAATAGCAATCAACGCATGATACAAGAATTTCAAAATGGTGAAGCTAAAGTATTAGGTAGTACTATTACTTTAGGTGGGTCAGGCATTACTTTAACTGCAGCTAATCATGTAGTATTTCTTGATGCATCTTGGGTTCCAGCAGATAATGTGCAAGCTGAAGATAGATTACATAGGCGTGGACAAACTAAACCTGTAGTGTGCCATTATATTATTGGTGTGAACACCATAGATGAAGAAATATTAGACGCTGTGGAACAAAAAAGTCGTACCATATCTAAAAGTTGGGGAGAAAATCTTATAGACTGGTTTCATCAGGAGAGTGTATGATATGTATAAAAATGTAAGTCCAGGTGTGTGTATTCTTCTAATAATAATGCTTGGTATTGCATTAATATTGTGCCACAGTATAGCTATAAATATGCAATGGATACAAGAACCTATTAAAACGCATTCAGAGGAAAGAAGATGAATAACGAAATAGATTTTACTACTGTAAGGAGTTGACTTATGGATCTAGGTAAAGATCTAAACCGATTTTTTCGAGATCTTATTAAGAGAGCTATCTTAGGTTTTGTTGCAATTAAAACCAAGCTCTCTTATAATCAGGCTGAGATAGTATGGGATACCACATCTCGTTTGGTTAAAGAGGCTGCGCAATTCTCGGATAAATCCGGTGCCCAGAAACGCGAGTGGGTGTGTGAAAATCTCCGACAACTCGCGGCTACGGCTATGGAACAGGGTATTATCGATAGTTTAACTGACAGGGATGTCAATTGGATTATTGAAACTGTTTTAGAAGTTGTTCTTTAATTAACTGTGGGGGCTGGGGCGTCAACCCCAGCCCCCAGCAAAGGATATAAACATGTTACAACCAAACAAATATCAAAAGCCTATACGCCGTAAAACACGTTCTACTATCAATAAAGCATCCTCCAAATTAAAACGATCTTCCGGTCAGAAACAACAATTACTTCTACCTGACATTGATTTACCGTTACCCAATACTGGAGATATAGAAGAAGACTGGATAATAGAAGAGGAGGAAGATCATGAGTGGGACTAGAGCACCTAATTTTCGAGTGGATATTGCTAAAATTACTTTTGAATTGCGTGATGGTGGGAAGTGGCAAGTATATCGCTATGTTAAATCTAAATACGGTACAGGGTACATTACTGAGACTATTGATCAAGATGAGAGAAATATGTTAATAACTAAATTAAGAAATCGAACGGATTTTGATGAAATAGATAATGATGCCGGATTTATTTATAACGGAATAATGGGTGAATAATGGGTAAACATTTTGATTTTAGCGGCTTTTATTATAGATCTACTGACACGACTACGATATATAGTAGTGGTACTAAATTATATAATAAATTAAAAAATTGTATAAAACAGGCCACCCGTAGTATACTGATAGTGTCTCCGTACATCAGTATAAGTGATGATATATGTAATCTGTTGCGCGATGCGGCTGACAGAGGAATACTTATAATTATATACATTCGTACGTCTGATAAACATTTTAAACGGGGTGAGTGGTTAGAATCCATCAAGCTTATTAATAGTATAGAAGGAGTTAACATTTTTGCTGTTGACGGATTACATGCTAAACTATACATATTTGATTCCGAAACTAGCATTGTGGGTTCTGTGAATCTAATTGAACATTCTTTAGAATTTGGTGGAGAATTAGCGTTGTATTTAGAGCAATATAGTATTATAACTGGTTTAATTGAATATGTGAACACTCAAATCATACCACACGCACAACCAATTACGGAATTAGTAAGCTCCATTACAATACAAGAACAACGTACATTACCGCTTAAGGATATAATATTTACATTTGGTGTACATAAAAATACTAAATTACGGCAAATCCCAAATTCTTACTTGGAGTGGTGTGTGGCTGAACAGGTTAAAGTTATAATACGTGGTAAACCTGCGTGGCGATTAGCTCAACAAGAACTAAAGTATAGAACAAGGAATAAACTAATCATAACATGATGCGTTATGTTGTAATTGGTACGAACATGCTACAAGGAACCATAATACTAGTAACACGTACAGGACGATTGTTAAAATCACATCCGCCAGAACATGTAGCTAGTGCTAGGCGATTTTGTGATAAATACTGGTATGTATTTGCATTAAATAATGTTATGGCAGTACAATTAGTACAAGCTAAAACAGATGGACAACGAGACGTTAAATACGGTATTTTAACAGATTCAGATCGTCTACGTTATTTACAGTCTGGATATCCGAACGTTAAAAAATCTGGATATATTGATATAGATAATTCTGATACGTATGTTAAGTGCCATGTACCTGGGTGTAATTATAAGGCTCGATGTTTGATATCCCATTTGAAAGCTGTACACAGTATGACAGGAACTGAGTATAAACGTCAATACGGTGGAGAATTATTCTGTAAAGAATCTTTAACTGCTATGAGTGCTGCCGGTAAAACTGGTGCCAGTCATGATTTTAATCGAATTGTACAAAAAGTACGAATTCTTAGTAGAGAGCAACGAGAACGGATATTACATAACATCGATAAAGAAATAGAGCGCGGAGACTGGCGAGAAAAATACAAGGAGCCAAGAGAAGATGACACCTAACGTACACATATCGGAAATTAAAACTTTTAAACGATGTCCAATGCGGCACTATTATGATTATGTGCAAGGACTGGAACCATTAAAAGAGTCTGATCCGCTCCGTCGTGGCACGTTTCTTCACAAGCTACTGGAGCACCACTACAACCCAAAGCTTAAAGTACGCGCAACGCGTGAAGCGGTTGAGGACGCTTTTGATGAACACTGGCGACTGCTGGTAGAGCGGGCTGATGAAGATCCAGAACGATTACAGGACGCTGAGGATGAAATTTTAATGTTGCGCCGCATATGGATAGCCCACGAACGTTTCATGGCAATACATGATGTTGGTTGGAAAGTATTGGCTGTAGAACAAGAATTTGAAGTACCTATTCCAGGCCTCAGTGAGACATTAGGAGGAGTTATTGATCTTATTATAGAGTATAAGAAAGCAACATGGATTGTAGAGCATAAAACAGGTGCTCAACCTATCAATCCAGCCATGTTGAACTTAGACAGTCAATTCAGCGATTATTTTTACGCAGGGTATAAGATTTTAGGGAAAGCTCCGGCTGGTGTTATTTATGATTATATACGTACTAAACCACCATCATATCCAAAGATTAATCAGGATGGTACAGTAAGTAAAGCCAAGTGTGATACAGATAAACATACCTTCATTCAAACCCTTAAAGCTAACAACTTATCCTTGGATGATTATCAAGATCGTATTAATATGTTACCAGATCATCTAGTATCATTACGACATCCGGTATCACGAACTAAGGCTCAATTGACCACATTTCTACAGGAATTAATAGAATGTACTTCAGCTATGCAGTTATTCACAGGTAAATACCGTAATGATACAAGAGATTGTACTTGGGATTGTGCTTTTTTTGACGTATGTACTGCTGAATACTTAGGGGGTAATTCCGATAACGCTAGAAAGGCAAATTTCAGAATAAGACAAAAAGATGAGGTGCACCATGGTCCGCGTAAAGGGCAAACCGGCTAAAAAATCTACCAAGAAACGTAAAATTAAGGAAGAGGAGCCTGTGGATGTGATGGCTGTACCAGGATTAGAAGAGGTAGAAGAGGTAGAAGAGGTAGAAGAGGTAGAAGAGGTAGAAGAAACAATTGATATTGGTGCGATTATACAGGATTTAAGTCAATTTGAAGTTGAACCACATTTAAAATTTGGGTTATTTGGAGAACCAGGGGCCGGTAAAACTACATTAGCTTGTCAGTTTCCCCGCCCTATTATCTTAGATGTGGATCATGGATACTTATCTGTAGTAGGGTTAGATGTTAGACGTATTCCAATTACTACATGTGACCATTTATTAGCGGCATATGTGTGGTTGATGGAACATGTGGATGAGTACGATACTGTTATCATAGATACTCTTACTGAATTGCAGTATATGAGTCTCGCTGAAATTACTAAAAATGCTTTTATGCGGGATACGACCGGTAAACGCATAGATGATCTTGATGCTAGCTTAAAAGATTGGGGTAAAAACACTGAATGGATGCGACGTGTTATCAGAGCATTCCGGGGGTTGGATAAACACGTAATTTTCATTTGTCAAGAGTTAGAGGCCCAAGATGAGGATACAAAAATATGGCATGTTAGGGCCGCATTAACTCCTAAGTTAGCCATCAGCTATATTGGAGCTTGTGATTTGGTGGGGTATTTATCCGTAGATGTAGAAGACGTACAGGAAAACGGTGAATATGTTAGGGTGTTACATATAGCCCCCGGTGAACATTTAAAAACTAAATGTCGTATTCGTCGACATGAGAGTTTACCGACCCCCAATGAATTAAGAGATCCAACTTACAATGATATTATCGGGACATTGTTTCCCGAATTTGTTAAATAATAAAAAAGGAGGCAACTCATGGCACAAAAGTCTAAGGGTCGCGTTATTGATCTTTCGAGTGTAGACAGTCTAGAAGCATTACCCGATGGTCGTTATTCGGTTATTGTATCTGAGGTTGAAGAGAGAATTAGTGACACTTCTCAACAGCCCTATCTTGCTTGGACATTTGAAGTTGTAGCTGGAGAATATAAAGGGCGTAAGCTCTGGAATAATACTTCTCTACAGCCTCATGCACTTTGGAAACTCAAAGAGACCTTTGAAGCTCTTGGTATGGACACTACCAAGAAGATTACTTTTGTGGAGAAGAATCTGTGTGGTCTTCGTTGCGATGTTATATTAGGCCAACGTGAATGGGAAGGCCAGACACGTAACGAAGTTAAACAAGTTCTTCCTCTACAAGGTGGTACTTCCACCGGTCGTAAAGGTGGTAAGAAGAAGAAGTCGGGGTTTTAATGCCTTGTCTTTGTAATTATGCTCATTGTAATAAAACTCGTTGTGACACTGATTGTCGCACATGCCAGTATTATGTAGCTGGTAGGGGTAGTAGAGCATACGATTGTGGGCTACCGGCGGATGAGGATTGTATAGACCTCTTTCGTCGGTGCCCCGAATGTATTTGGCATATCCCCGATCGTAGATTCGTTGAGGATGATGATCCACGTACTAAACAAAAACGTTATCGTGATAATCACCCCCGTAGAGAAAACAAACGTAAAAAACTATGGCGTAATAAACTAAAAAATAAGCAAAAATTAGCTGAAAAAGCTAGATTACGCAGGGCACAAAAATGGATCAAGAATTAGATTATATAAAGATATACAGTCGTTGGTTTCCAGATATTAGTTCTTTGACTCCAAATGATTTAAATAACGTATTAGTTATATGCCCTTTCCCAGACCACGATGATACAGAACCTTCATTGTCTATTAATATATACACTGGATTATGGAAATGTTTTGGGTGTGATTCGGCAGGCGATATATTTACATTTATAATGAAAATAGAAAATGTAGACTTTCGTCGGGCAGAAAATATAGCTAGAAGTATGTCATTACCTTTTATTCCACCGGCAGAAATAACTAGATGGAAACGTGCTTTACTTAAATCGACGAAATGGATGTTATTTTTACGAGAACAACGAGGATTAACAAAAAGTACTATTAATGAATATGATTTAGGCTGGGACGGTAGTCGCATTACTATTCCCGTATATGATATTGATGGTAATTGTGTTAACATACGTAGGTATAGCAAAACTGCATCAGGTAAAAATAAAGTATTAAATTACAAACAAGGTTATGGTAGCCCAATACGTATTTTTGGGTTATCAGTTCTAAAGCACGATACTATATGGGTTGTTGAAGGTGAATTAGATTGTATTTTAGCTAATCAATTAGGTTTATACGCGGTAACATCTACAGGTGGCGCATTAGCGTGGAATCCTGATTGGGCAGATAAATTTCAGGATAAAACAATTTGTATTTGTTATGATGTAGATAAGTCAGGTAAAGTAGGGGCTGAAAGAACAGCTAGACATCTTGCTACTACAGCTACCGAAGTTAAAATTATCGCTTTACCAATGGTAGATCAAGTTGGGGCGGATGTAACAGATTATATAGTAGCAAACGGTGCTACCTTGGAAGATTTTTACACTTTAAGTAAACAAACTACTATATGGGAATTACCTACAGTGGCGGATAATGCAGAAAGTACAGATAAGGATGAAACTGTTTATGAAGTACATTTAAGTCAGGCTACTCAAGCTAGATATTTTAAAAAGCGAGTAAGTGTAACAGGTATCGTAGCTGGAAAAACTTTAGCGCCATATATGGTACCTAAAAAGGTAGAATTTCAATGTTCAGCGGATATGGATGCATGTATTAATTGTCCTATGATACATGCTGCCGGGGTTGCCAAAACGATGGTAGTTAGCAGTAAAACTAAATGGTTGTTAGACTTAATTGGTGTAGCAGATAACACTCAACGCAATACATTATTAGCTATGGTGGGTGCTGGACGGTGTAAACATTTAAGTATGAAAGTAATGTCTATGCAGAATGTAGAAGAAATATCAGTCATTCCTGATTTAGACTTTACTACTAGTACCGAAGAATATTGTATTAGGCGTTGTTTCTTTGTTGGTAATGGTTTACGCAGTAATCAACCATATGTATTTACTGGATTATCATTACCAGACCCTAAAAATCAGATAGCTACTTTATTATTTAATAAAGCTGATAATACTCAGGGAGATATATTTTCCTTTAAAATGACACCTGAGATATTTAAACAATTGCGTATATTTCAACCTAAGAAACACCAATCTATTACAAATAAGTTTAAACATATATACACAGATTTAAGCGCTAATGTTACTGGTATTGTTGGGCGACATGATCTTATTACAGCAGCTGATTTAGCGTGGCATTCAGCATTATCCTTTATCTTTCAAAAGCGAAAAGTAATGCGCGGATGGGTAGAAGTTTTAATCATTGGGGATCCTAGAACCGGTAAAACTGAGACGGTTTCTAACTTACAACAACACTATCGTTTAGGCGAATTTCTAACAGGGGAGAATACATCATATGCAGGACTTATTGGTGGATTACAACAAAACAATAAAGTATGGCAAATTACTTGGGGAAAACTCCCGCTTAATAATGGCAGATTGGTTGCTATCGATGAAATTAGCGCCCTTAGCGTTGAGGAAATTGGCCAAATGTCTGGGGTACGATCTACAGGCATCGCTGAAATCACTAAAATTCAAACTGAACGTACTTTCGCTAGAACAAGAGCTATCTGGATGTCTAATCCGCGGTCAGCCAGAACCCTTGCTACATATACTTATGGGGTGTTAGCAGTCAAAGAACTCATTGGACGACCTGAAGATATTGCTAGATTTGACTTGGCGATGTCGGTGGCTAATAATGAAGTCGATGTGGAACTTATTAATACAGAAAATATACCAAAAGTAAAGCATACATACACTAGTGAATTATGTCGTACATTATTATTATGGGCGTGGTCTAGAACGCATGAACAAATTAATTTTACTTCAGATGCAGTATCGGCTATTTTAAGAGCGGCTATAGATATGGGTAATACTTATTCACCTAAAATTCCATTTGTAGAGGCCGCAGATCAACGGATTAAATTAGCTAGATTAGCTACAGCTGCGGCTATTAGAACTTTTTCTACTGAGGATGGAGATACAGTATTAGTTACTAAAGATCATGTTCAATTTATAGTAGAATATTTAACAGCTGTGTATTCTAAACCGTCATTTGGATATATGCAGTTTAGTGAAATGGAAAATCAGGATGATCGGGCATTAGAACAAAATAAAGACGAAATTGAAACTTTTTTAACTGAACAACGAGAATTTGCACATCTATTAATGCGTACGCATCAATTCAGAGCAAGAGAATTGGGAGAGATGTTAAATGTCGATGGATTTGAGATACAAAACTATGTTAGTTTCTTAATGAAATTTGGGTTATTGATTAGAACGCCTAATGGTTATATTAAAAGTCCAGCATTAATTCAGAAATTACATGAATATTTACCGCATATACCTATAGAGAATAAACCGCAGAAAAGAACTAAAAGCCGTTTCTAATGTTAAAGGCTAAAGGAGAAATACCATGAGTAAAAAGAATCCAAGTGGTGGTAAAAGACCACAGGATGGTAAAGGAAAAGGTAAAGGTATGCCAGAAGGTCAGGGTGATAACGTAAATACTAATCCATGCCCTGACGATGGCCCTGGATATGGTAAGGGTGGTGGAAAGGGTAAAGGCAAAAAACGAAAGTGATCTATTGTTTTTTCTAATTTTAGGGGAGTGCAGGGAAGGGCACTCAATTATCTGACTAATGTTTACAGCGACATTTGTGTAAGATAAAAAGAACTAAAAGCCGTTTCTAATGTTAAAGGCTAAAGCTTGACGCGAAGCGCGCGCTGTGGTATAATGGTGATGAAAGCGAGAACATTTTAAAGTATAATTAAAAGGATAGTATAATGGCTTATTTTACAGTATTTACAGCTTTAGCAGGGGCTTTTTTAACTGCTCAAAAAACTAATCGTATGAGGCGACATGGTTTTATAGTTTGGATTTATACTAATGGTTTTTGGATTTGGTATAACTGGGGCGATTGGGCAATGGTAGCGCAATTCAGTTTATTTTTCTTCTTGTGTTTTTTAGGTATATGGAACAATCAAGATGTTATCGGTGGACTTATTAAAAACGTCAAACACGGAGCACCATATCCAACACGCCCATATAGTAAAGAGGAACTTGATGAAAATCTCAGAATCAATAAACCATGAAGTCCCTACACTGGCACAGTTAATTCACGGCATTGATGAAGATGCTGAAATGCGAGAACAATTTTTTATGGGTGACGTAATTAACATTGAATTATTAGAACCGGCACATAAAAAAGATCGGGTATATTTAGACCTTGAAACTACAGGTCTAGAGCCGTTCTTTGGTGATACTATACTTGGTATAGCATTGGGCGTGACTGATGTTTATGGTACTAGTTTCCATTCACGTTATTATCCATTTAGACACGATAATGGAAAAAATTTGAGATTAACCCATCAGCATCAAGTCATGTCTCATCTATTAACTTTAGACGAAACAGTAACGTGGGTATTCCACAATGCACGATTTGATTTACACTTTTTACGACGCATATTCCCTAAATTTGGTAAACGCATTTGGGATACATTAATGGCAGCCCATATAGCAAATGAGCACCATAAAAGTTTTGGTTTAAAGGCTTTAGGCGTAGAATACTTCGGGGAAAGTGCTACCGAAGAAGAAAGAGCTTTAGAGTTATTAGCCAGTAAAGGTAACATGCGTACACTTACTCCAGAAGAAGTGGCTCCTTATGCGTGTAAAGACGTTGAACTTACTTACTTATTAGATGATCAGTTCAATAAAGAACTAGCAGAACAAGGACTCACTGATTACGCACGTCGCCAAATGTCCTTGGTGGATTTAGCTGAACAATTAGAAATGAAAGGATTACCACTCAAGATTAAACGTATGGAAAGGTTTGATAAAGAGGCACGAAAAGAAAAAATTCGATTACAGGCAAAAATTGCACGTATTACTGGTATTAGTGATTTTAATCCTAATTCTCCTGTACAAATTAAAAAGTTTACCGGGTGGAAAAGTACGGCTCAAGACATAGTGGATGAAAGAATAGCTTTGGGTCAAGTGGAACCGGAATTTGTGGATTTTTTTGAAACACTTTTAGAATTCCGACACTGGACTAAGGTTAGTGGTACGTATTACGCTAAATTCCGAGAACGTATGGATAAAGAAGAACGTGTACATCCCAATCTTAATCCAACCGGAACTGGAACTGGTAGATTTAGTTGTAGTAAGCCTAATATGCAGTCTCTTCCTAGAGCGCGTTCAGCCGATGAAAAAATATATAAGGTACGTCAAACTATCGGGCCACGTAAAGATAATATATTAGTATTTATTGATTATAAACAAGCTGAAATGCGTATTGCGGCCCATTTTGCAGAAGAAGAAACTGTACTAAAACTATTATGTGATGGACATGATTTACATTCATGGGTAGCTGAAGAAATATTTGGATCAGATGAACCATATATGCGCTGGATCGCTAAACGTATTAATTTTGGTACGGTATATGGTATTGGTGCTAAAGCATTATCAATTGATAAAGATTTACGTAAAATGTTGCGAGTAGTTCCTGATTTTACATGGAATCGTCAAATGGCATCTAAATTTTTAGCGATGTATCATAGAACCTTTCCGGGTTTTGGGCGATTACTTGCTATAGCACAAAATACAGCTAAACGTAGAGGACATATTTATTTATTTACTGGACGTTATAGACGGTATCCAGATAAAAGTGATCGGGCTACTCGTAAAGCCAGCAGTAATTTAGTACAAGGTACTGTAGCCGAAATTGTTAACGAAGCTATGTTACGTTGTGATATAGTATGTAAAAATGCCAAAATTGAGCCGGGATTAATCTTCCAAGTACATGATGAACTTGTTTTCGAAATGCCTCGTAATCAAGCAATTAATATTGTACCAACATTGGTGGAACAGTGTGAAGATTGGGATTTTACTGTACCAATGCCTGTGGATGTGGCGGTTGGGATAGACAGTTGGGGTAAAAAGATAGACTTTGACAAGTTTGTTAAAAGTGAACAAAGGCGGATTAAAAAATGAACATAGGAATATGGGTAATTTTGGTGGTTGTAAGCTATATTTTAGGGTATCTATGTGGGCGTAAAGTGCATCAGATATATGCGTATTATCAAGGACGTGCAGATACTTTAGATAAGTGGAGTGATGTTTTACTGGATTGGCATCATGTTCAGGATATTCCGGATCCAAGAATTAACGATCCTGATATATTTTATGTAAAAAATCATCCACATATGCGCAGTTAGAAAAAGGAACGATCGTTATGAGATGGTATCGAATTAGTATAGCTATTGAACGCCAAGTCGGAGATGTTATGGCGACTGATGTAATTAATATGGATTCTATAGAGCCTGTACAATGGCAATGTGCGTTTGATGCATCTGGACAGACTTTATGGTTTTTTAAGCGAATGATTAGTTTATATCGTCAATTCATTCGTAAGAATGCCGACTATGCCACAGATCTTTCAAATTGGTATGAAGGATTCATGGAAAGTGGACTTCAAGGCATATATAATCGTACCACTGACAAGATGAATCGCATTAAAAATCATCTTCGTGGACAAAAGCTACATAATGAAAGTTTTTCAGATTCCTGTGGTGATGCGGCAACTTATTTATTAATGTTAGACGAAGCCAATAATGAAGATGTACCTATACAAGGTACTAACTGGAGTTAACTGGTGGTTAGAACACGAAAACCAATTCCGTGTGCGATGTGTAATAAAATTTTTACACCTACTAAAGCTGCACAGTATCATTGTACACGATGTGATGTATTTCCTAAGAAAACTAAGTTTAATAGTTTTTATCGAAAACGGCTGGGGAAAAAAGGAGTAGAATTTCAATTTTTACATTAAGGAGTTAACAGATGGCAGCTATAGGAAAATACCGACGTACTTGTTTATCATGTCCTATGTGGCAAATGGATGAATCCGTTTCACCACATACGTGGGGCATATGTAAACGTATTGGAGAGCCTACTCAAGGTGATGGGAGTTGTACACATCATCCGTGGAAAGATACTCCCAATTCCCCCAAAATAGCATATTCAAGGAGAAAGAAATCATGCAACGTGGACGTATCAATTTAACAATGGGATTGCAGTTTGGCAGTGAGGGCAAAGGATTACTTAGTGGTCACTTAGCTCTATTAGCTGCTGTAGATGTTGCAGTATGTGACTTTGGTCCTAATACTGGACATACTTTTGTTGATGTTCGGGATGAAAAAACTATAGTTACACAATTACCGATGGCTGTAGTTAATCCCATGACCCAATTAGTAATAAGTAGTGGTGCCATTATTCACCCACCAACATTACTTAAAGAAATTGAAGAAAATAATTGTGGACATCGGGTTACTATTGATCCCAATGCTGCTATAGTAACCGAAGAATGTCGGCAATGGGAACAAAAACACTTGCCAAGAATTAGTTCTACCAAGAAAGGGGCCGGAGCAGCATTAGCATGGAAAGTTATGCGTCATCCAGATGCAAAGATTGCCGGAATGATTGATGAGCTTAAACCCTTTTTAGGTGAAGTTACTCCGTTGTTATGGAAAGCATGTTTGTCTAACAAAATGATTTTAGGGGAGCAAGGACAAGGATTTTGGTTATCGAGAGATCACAGCAATATGTGGCCTTATTGCACTGGTCGCAATGTTACATCTATGGCATTTATGGACGGTTGTGGGCTTCCTAGTACATTATTAGGCAATGTTTATGGGGCCCTGCGTACGTTTCCCATTCGTGTAGGCAATGATAAAGATAGTGATGGTACAGACATCGGATATAGCGGTAATGCCTTTGAAGGATCTAAGGAATTATCATGGGAAGATATTACCGTACAAAGTCGTTCTTCAAAGCCTATTCAAGAGACTACTACTGTTACTGGGAAAATACGACGAGTATTTACATTTTCGATGGATCAAGTAATACGTGCCATTAATATCAACGGAGTTACTGACATCTTTGTAAATTTCTTAAATTACTTAGATGATAAGGATAGTAATGCCAGAGATATTAAAACATTGTCATCACCATCTTTACAATTCTTAGGTACTCTACAGATGACATTAAATCAACAATGCGTACGTATTGATGGGCGACCGTTACCCGTTATTACATTTGGTGGGGTAGGCCCGACGCATAAACACGTTATTGACATCAGCCCACAACATCTAGCGTTACATCTCCAGACACGATAAAGATCGGATAAGTGTGATAAAATGAATATCGGTCAAAAAAGTTTATTATTTGGGGCCCACCAGTTAATCCTACATTCGATACTGGTGGGCGTGGCATGGCGTAGATTATACTTACGCTGGCCTTTACCGTGGGAATGGGCATGTATTTTTATACATGACATTGGTTATTGGCATACTAATGATTTTACTAGTTTGGAGGCTCGAAATCACCCATTTTTGGGTGCACGAATAGCTAGACGATGGTTTGGTACTAAAGGTTTTGATTTAGTAGTTGGACATTCATCAAGGGCCGCTAAAATCCATAAATTACCAATATCTAAAATGTGTGCAGCGGATAAAATGGCTAGTTTATTAATGCCACGACGGTTATATTTATGGTTAACACATAACACAGGGGAATTACAACAATATCGAATATGGGCTGCTACCAATGGGTATACTTGGTATAACGATTTACATTTTTCGGGTGCACACAATTGGTATTATGGGTGTCTAATACCTGAGTGTATAGCTAAAGCTAAAAAACATCTAGTATATATTAATATTATTCAATTTAATACAGCCCATGAGTACATACAAGGGGTGGCTAAACATGTATACGCCGGAAGACATTGCTAAAGAATTACCGTCGTCGCTTAAACGCTTGGCAGATTTACCGGAGTTTAAACGTTTTGTAATTCGTTTAAATGATTTTATTGATAACACCAATGATGATTTTGGTATATACGGTGTATCTATGTTATTTATGGCGGGACTTTTATTACATAATCAAGCCGAAGAAGAGCTTTATTGTAGTGAATTAGCAACAATTAGTGTTACTGATCTGTTAGAAGAAGGTGATTTCGATGAAGATTATGATTAATTTTATTCAAGAGCAAGATGAAACCAATCAGCAAGTTATCTCCATGCTTCAAGCTTTGTTCGCCGTTGGCCTAAATTTAGGGCGTGAAACTGTAGATAACGATTTACATTTATTCCAGCTTAATGAATTCCGTTATTGTGGGCCGCATAGATTTATATCAGATTATGAAACACCATCACAACAACAGCATACATTTACGGAAAAAGTACACGTGTTATCCTGTCCGTTATGTGGTGCAGAAGTGCTAATTACTGATCATGAATACGCACGCGGGACTATTGTTACATGTAAATGTGAGTTACACTTCCGGTACGATGCTGGATTTAAATGGATATTGGTGTCATTATGATTATACACGCGTTTGATCCTGGGGAAACTACTGGAACGGTAACTGTAGATATACAACAAATGGATGATGGATATGTTATGCACCCTATATTATTTGGTGAAATAGAGTATACTAAAATGGCAAGTTATCTATCTGTTCAAATATTGCCGTTACTGGAACCTACACATATTATTGCTGTAGAACAATTTATAATATATCCAGGTGGTAGGGCTTCAGGATGGGATCAAGCTAAAACTTCACAATTAATAGGGCAAATTAAAGCATTGGCACAACAGCAACAATGTGGGTATGTTGAATATATGCCTGCTATTACTAAACGTACTACTAATACCCTAATTAATACTCTAATGTGTTCAGATGTAATTATTCCTAAATCTCGACATATTAGAGATGCATTCCGAGTAGCTATCACACATGTCCGTAAAACTGATATAAATTTTCATCAATGGCTAATTAGGGAAGAAGCTAAAAGGATACTGTAAAGATTAATCATGGCGAGATTACGAAGTCCAATAACGTGCTTTGGTGGTAAAAGTCGAATGGCAACTAGATTAATATCTTACTTTCCAGAACACAAGACTTATGTAGAAGTGTTTGGTGGCGGGGGTTCGGTACTCTTTGCTAAAGAGCCATCATTAGCAGATATTTATAACGATATTGATAGCACATTAGTGTCCTTTTTTAGGGTGTTAAGGGACGAAGAACAGTTTAAGGAATTTCATAAACTTGTAGAATTAACACCGTATTCACGTGAAGAATTTTACTTTTGTCGGGACCATTGGAAAGACACCCAAGATATGGTTACAAGAGTATTCCGATGGTTTGTGGTAGCCAGAATGAGTTTTGCGGGGGAAGTAGGCGGTTCTTGGAGTCATTCGGTAACAACATCACGCCGTGGGATGTCTAAGGCAGTATCGGCATGGCTTTCGATAGTTGAGATGTTACCAGAAATACATGAAAGACTATCGAAGGTACAAATAGAACATCAAGATTTTCGAAGTTTAATTAAAGCATATGATAGAGTACAAACGTTTTTTTATTGTGATCCACCTTATTTATTAGAGACAAGACGTAGTGGTGGGTATGATCATGAAATGTCAGACGCGGATCACATTGATTTATTGACGATTCTCAAACAAGTAAAAGGAATGGTATTAATTAGTGGGTATCCATCTGAACTATACTCTAAGATACTTGATGGTTGGGATTATAAAGAATGGGATAGAGTATGTAGCGCAGCGGGAAATACGGTAGGAACTGGAATATTGGGAGAAGGATCAGGAAAAGAGAAACAATCACGAATAGAAGCAGTATGGGCAAATTATACGCTGCCTAAAGATTGATCTTTTTTATTGTTCCTTTTTCCTTTTTTTCTTCGCGCGAGGAATATCGACACAGAATAATTTAGAGAGAAACTTGACACGAAATATGCAGCTGTGGTATAATTTTGGTATCAAAGCGAAAACGCCGAATACGGCGTGAAGGAGAATCACAATGGCACGTAAGAAATCCAAGGGGAAAGCCCCCACCCCGAAGCCCCCGACTAAGGCGGCTGCACCTAAGGCCCCTAAGGCCAAGAAGAAAAAGCAACTTGATCCGAATCTTCCAGTAGTCAAGTGTGTGATCTGCGGTCACGAGGCTCGGTGTCTAACCAGCCATCTCAAACATGAACATGACATGAAGGGAGCCGAGTACAAAGCGAAGTACGATAACGCTCCCGTGTTTGCCCCAGATATCTTGGAGAATCTCAAGAATCAGGGCAAGGACAGTTCCAGCAATCAGTGGAACGGCATGATGAAATTACTCAAACATGCCGATGAACCCACTCGCAACGACATCATTGAGATGTTGGAAGAGGTCACTGGTATGACTATGGATGAGGCCATGAGTGCCTGATGTCTATGGCTTGAAGTAACATTATTACCGTATCAAATAATATAAGGAGACCTTAATCATGGATGAAAAATTCCAACCGCTTAATGACCATGTTCAATTCCGCGTTCAAGACAATGAATTGACATTGACAATGCCATTGACGGTACGAGGACAGTCCAAGAGTGGTAAAACCAATACCATCGTCAACTGCCACGAGAAGATTCCTGGGACTAACTATACAGTCGGTCTCAACATCAATTCGCTAAAGGACACATGATTTTATGGCTGATTATTCTGGGGACAGTGATTGTAATCATAATAATACTCTTCATAGCTATTGAAGCGTGGATAAGTCCAATAATGATGATGCAACCACCAAAACAGAATAAATCGACACAAGCCTATGAAACATGTACCTTATGTGGTGGATCTCGTGCAAAGACTGTCAAATCAAGTATTGGCCCGATATGCACAAAGTGTTTAAAGCAGCATGCCATTAAGGGCACATAGTAAAGTGGCCCCCTGTATGGGGGCCACATTTTCCCACTAGGAGACATGACAATGGAAATCTTAAAAACAACTACTATAATTTTACTAATGGTTGGGGTATGTGCAATACCCGTGTTTTCCGTTGGAGCAATAATCTTATACGCACTAAAAGTAAGGTGACTGACATGACAATGAAAATCTTAAAACCACAGATCTTATTTAATCGTATGATTGCTGGATGTATGCTGTCTTTACTCATATTGTTGGCAATGGAACACTTAAATAACAGACTATTCCCAGTTGCGCCGACCGTGGTTATATTAAATCACAGCATACACGCCAATGACATAATACCAGATGAAGCTGAATCTCTGGTTGAATGTACAAGTTGGATCGTGTATAACTTAATGACACCTACAGCCAATGATCACCCGTATATTACTCCAGAGGAAGCATACACCGTAGCTAATGAGACAATTTATTGGATGCTCGAATATGATATCCCCTTGGATGATCTACATTACGTATTATCCCTGTATTATGCTGAATCCAATTTCGATCCGTTAGCTAAAAACAGTAAATCAACCGCGTCTGGTATTGGACAATTATTATCCACGCATTGGGTGGAAGTTGGTGATCCTTTCGAGATTGAATTCAATATAAGTAAGTCATTTGAGCTTATCAATGCTGCCTATGCGCATAGTGAAGGTAGCCAATATGACAAATGGATGACAGTGTACCTACAGTATTGTGGTACACGACAGGGTGCACGTAACGCAATGTATCAATATAACCGATTTGAACAGTTAATTGAGGATTGTCAAATAGGACTTCCATAATCCTTGCATCTCCTCCTAGAGAGGCAGGCCGGGTCGTTCCACCCGGCCTGTTTATTTTACTTACAAGGAGAAACATCATGGATTTAATCAAGATAGGTTGTAATAGTATGTTAATAATGTACATTGTGTTGGCGACATTTCTTACTGTAGCTTTGTTAAAATGTCTGTGGATACTAATACCGTGGGTAGCACGTTTAATATTTTAATAACTTTGGCATTCTTTTTTCGCATTTTTAGGGTACCAATCTGTCGGGGTAAAGGTCTCCATCCTAGTCGGCTATAAATAAGGCTCATCGCGTCCGTTAAGCGCGGTACGGTCGTCGCTGTTGAAAGCCGCAAGAACGCGACGACGGGCGCGGGACGTAACGCGTGATGCGCGTTGATACGCGCGTCGGGCCTCGAGCACGCGGCATGGCGGTCAAAGGATATCAGATCCATACATATATAAAAAAGTTCCCCGCTGGTCGGCGGGGAACGGCTAAGAAAGGTAGTTGGCGTCCGTCGGTCTATTGGACGGGTTGGTCTAACACTCCCTCTTTCACTTGAAGAAGCGTAAAACCGGTTTCTTTTTCGAGGGTCTTAATGGTGGCCTTGCGTTCTTCTTCACCGGCCCAGTTAAAGAGACGACAGAAGTGATTCCAGTCGTTGGCTGCCCCGGTTTTCCCTGAGTTTTTAAAGTTTTCCAATAGATCAGGGGCGAAAACGGGGGCACCGTTGTAGGCGGCCTTGTACTCGGCCCCCTTCATGCTGTGTGCGTTCTTCAAGTGAGTAGTTAGGCATCGGGCCTCGTGTCCACAGATCTCGCACTTGACTAATGGTAAACCGTCGTTCCGCTTGGCGGCTCTTCGGTCTCTCTTGCGGGTGGCTTTGGTGCCGGTCTTGGAAGCGGCTACTGCCTTCTTCATTTCGGTGGCTGAGACTACATCTGCCAGAGTAGTCTCAGGGGCCGGTTCTGATCCCGGAATATCTTTATTACTCCGAGGGCGAGAAGGTGTCGGCTTTGCCTTTTTCTTTGATGAACGAATTTTTGTATCTGTCATGGTCGGTCTCCTGCGCGCGTAGCGCGTGTTTGATATTAAAATTATAACATACGACGCATATTTCTGTCAAGTGTTTATTTGCCAATCCCTACACTACACTCCAAATTATCCTTCTTGTGAGTCGGCATGTAGGTCGGCTTCATGACGAAATTGCCGTTGTAACGTCTTGACGGCCCCGAATGGGTCACTATTGTCGTTCCAATCGTCATCTTCCAAGAAGGATGAAACGACTAATAATGATTCGGTCAAGGTGTCCATCCATATTGTGAATAAATCAACTTGATCTTTGATTAATGCGGCCCCGGCATTACCGATGCATGCCCATGCGGCCCATAGTTTACCCTCAATGACGGCTTGTGCGTCGGCACAATAGTCATCTTTGGCGGTCACATAGTCGTACGTGATCAAAGATAACCGCTTGTATTCATCTGTAAGCAATGAGTGTAACACTTCAAAGTTATTATCCATCGTTGGCATCCTTGTCGATCGTGATTAATTTAGTAATGAAATCCGAACGTGATACCTGTTCGTCTAATTCCTTATACGCTATCACGTCGGCGGAATCAAGGGTATTGTGGGCGGCTGCGCGGGCGGCTAATGGGGTAACCTTACGGTCTCCACCACAAGTCCAACATAGCGCGTGGAGGTTGTCGGCCCCTTTACAGGGTAATTCTCCTTTACCGTCACACGTTGGGCAAGTTTCAATTGCGTCGGCCCGATTGTCTACCCACACGTCCATGATGATAACTCCATCATCGGTTTCACGGTGGGTTATAATTATTTCTATCCCATAGTCGGCACTCATTTTTCGTAGCCACTCCTGCATGTCGTCGGCTATTAATTCTGCGAAGTCGCGATTCATCATTGGGATGATGAAATGTGCTGGTTGGTCCTTGTGTATTACGGCTCCAAGGGCGGCTGAGATGATTTGTGCGTGGTCGCTGTCAGTCCATTCATGCCCTTCTTTTTGAGTGATGATAACAGTGTTCCTAGTGACCATTGTAAATAGGTCCTGATTGGTAATCTCCATTTGTCGGTCTCCTTGTTTTGATTTGTAATGTGTAATGTGACGCTCATGTGTTACATTCCCCAGTCGCTTACGCGGTCGGCGCAAGCGTTGATTGTGAAAAGGGCGGCTATAGCTTCGTGTACATGTACTGCTGCCATAGCTTGATCATTCTTGTCGTCCATATGGGTTTCCTCCTTTGGGCTTTTAAGCCCTATTTTTAGGGTGCTAGTTAATCGGTTTCCTTGACTGCCCCAGTATAGGTGGAACAGTCGGCGAAGTCGTTCCTTGGAAGATCGGCCTATTGGTCGGTCAATCGGTTAGTTAACTAGTCGGATCGTCGGCGGTTTCAAGAAGGGCTGATACGAACTCTAATAAGACGGCTTCGGCGATCTCTGTGTATGCGGCATCAAAGCGTTCTTGGAAGACGGTTATCGCGTGGTCGTTGGCATCTTCAATAGCTGCCATGATGTTGGCAGCTTTTTTGACGGCTGCCTGAGCTTTCTTGTAGCTGTTGGTAGCGGCGGCGATTGTGTTACTACTGCCGTAGCCATCGTGGTCACCAGCTCGAAAGGTGTGGGTCTCGGCGGCTTGAGCGTGTGTTACGAGGGCAGCTCGGTCTGTTTCGATGTCGGCTGTGATGTCCTCTTTCAAGGTAGCAATCATGTCGGCTAATCGATCGCATGCTGCATCGGCCTGATTGGCGGCCTGGGCGGCGTGCCATGTTCCTTGTCGTTCGTTGCGTTTCATGTCGGTCTCCTTATGCCCATTGTGGGCGGTTTTTTTTGGTTGTGATGCTTTGGCCTTCTTAGGGCGGTTTTTTAAGGTGCCTGTGTGTCGGCTTTTCGGTCGGCC